TGGGCGTGGTCAAGCCCACTGACGATGAAGCCCAAGAACTCATGGCCGAGATGCAAGGCCAGCCGCAAGACCCGAACGCGATGTACTTGCAGGCCGCAGCTGAGGAAGCCACAGCCAAAGCAGCCCAGGCTCGAGCCACCACCGTCAAAACCATCGCAGACGCAGAACTCAGCCGGGCAAAAACCGTCGAGACCCTCAGCAACGTGGACATGGATTCTCAAGACCACGCACTTAACCTGGCGGAACAAATCGGTGGCTTTGTCCAGCAACAAGCACAACCAGTTGTCAATCAACCCACAATTGAGTGACAATTGCACACACGGTATCCACCCAGCCGTTTCAATGGGTGAGTTTCACAGGGTCAACGATGAACACAAAGGCAGAACAGGAAGACGACACCACAGACGACGACACCGCAGTCATTGAGGACGAGGCCACCGAGCAGCCCGAGGAGCAATCCGACGGTGAGCAGGCCCAAGCCCAAGAAGACGAGGCAGAATCCGACGAGGTTGTAGTCTCCATTGGTGAGGAAGCGCCGCCTCCCGAAGAACCAGCACACGCGCCCGAATGGGTCCGAGAGCTACGCAAGACGAACCGAGAACTCCAGCGCCAAAACCGCGAACTCCAAACCAAGCTGCAAACCACCGCACAGACTGAGACCAAGCCGGTCGTGCTCGGGGCAAAGCCCAAGTTGGAAGATCACGACTACGACGCCGAGAAGTTCGAGGAAGCACTGGCCACTTGGTTTGAGCGCAAGCGCAAAGCCGACGAAGCCAACGCCAAGCAAGAAGCTGAAGTTATGAATCAGCAAAAAGCCTGGCAAGCCAAACTGGATGGCTACGGCAAGGCGAAAGCCGAGTTGAGGGTCAAAGACTTTGACGACGCCGAGGCCGTGGCCCAGGAGCTGTTCAACGTCACCCAGCAAGGAGTCATGCTGCAAGGTGCGGACAATCCCGCCCTCGTCGTCTACGCACTCGGAAAGAACCCCAAGAAGGCGCAAGAGCTGGCCGCCATCAAAGACCCCGTAAAGTTTGCCTTTGCGGTAGCGAAACTGGAGAAAGACTTGAAAGTTACCAACCGCAAGGCAGCCCCGCCGCCCGAAAGAATCGTGTCAGGAACTGGCCGAGTCTCTGGGGCGGTGGACTCAACCCTCGAACGGCTGCGCGAAGAAGCTGCCCGTACTGGCAACATGACGAAAGTCATCCAGTACAAGGCGCAAAAGCGTGCAGCATCTCAAAAATGATTTTTTAAGGAAATACCATGTCTAACAGTTTCTCAAAAGAAGAGCGCGTTGCCTTTGAAGACCTCCTCGAAGGCTTCCAGGATGCGCTGGTCCTGTCCCGTCACGTCGCCGTCTACAACACAGACCAGACAATGATGGAACGCGCCAACAACACCATCTGGCGTCCACAGCCCTACATCGCTCAGTCGATCAACAGCACACCCGGTAACAGCATCGCTGGCCAATACCAGGGCATGACTCAGTTGGCCGTCCCCGCGACTCTGGGCTACAGCCAGACAGTGCCATGGGAAATGACCGCCCTCGAACTGCGTGACGCTTTGCAAGAAGGCCGTCTGGGTGAGAGCGCCAAGCAAAAGCTGGCCTCAGACATCAACGTGGCCATCATGGGCTCTGCCGCAAACCTCGGCTCTTTGGTTGTTCCAATCGCAGCTGCCGCTGGCGATTACGATGACGTCTCCCTGTGCGACACCATCATGAACGAACAAGGCGTTCCAGACTATGACCGCTTCATGGCTCTGTCCAGCCGCGACTACAACGGCTTGGCTGGCAACCTGGTCGGCACTGCTCGCAGCTTCGGCAACCAGAAGTCGGACAAAGCCTACGAGCGCAGCTACGTCGGCATGGTCGCAGGCTTCGACACCTACAAGATGGACTACGCAAACCGCCTGACAGCTGCTGCTGGCACAAGCAAGACCATCGACACCAACGGTTCCAACACACAAGCGAACTACGCTCCTCAAGCCACTTCCACAGCAGTGGGCGGCCAGATCAACGTGGACAACCGCTTCCAGACCGTGACCGTGAACAGCACTACCAGCATCGCTGCTGGTGACGCCTTCACGATTGCCGAGGTGTACGCCGTGCACCACATCACCAAGCAAAGCACTGGTCAGTTGAAGACCTTCCGTGTTGTGTCTGTTGATTCCGGCACTACCATGACCATCACGCCTCCAATCATCGGTGCTCAAACCATCGGTGGCACAGGCCCAACCGACGCTCAGTTGCAGTACAAGAACGTGGAAGTTGCCATAGCAGCCGATGCAGCCGCCATCACTTTCTTGAACGTCAACGCCGCTTCGGTGAACGTGTTCTGGCAGCGTGACTCCTTGGAGATCTTGCCTGGCCGTTACGCAGTGCCCTCTGACGCTGGCGTCGCAGTGATGCGTGCAAGCACAGACCAAGGCATCGAGCTGGTCCTGCAAAAGTGGTACGACATCAACAGCATGACCATCAAGTACCGCATGGACACCCTGTTCGGCGTGGTTAACAAGAACCCCGAGATGAGCGGAATTTTGCTGTTCAATCAATAATTGAATAGGATAATGCCGCTTGGTGTGATATCATGCTCTTGAGTTAATCAGGAGCATGATATGCACATTCTGTACAAGTTGGTTTTCGCATCGGGCAAGGCATACATCGGACAAACGGCACGCAATATGAGCATCCGCATCGCACAGCACAAGCGGTCTGTCAAAAGTGGCAGCCAGCTTCCTGTGCACTGTGCGTGGCGCAAATATGGCGATCCTGAAATCACGGTGGTTGCTGAGTTCGAGACGCAAGACGAACTTCATGCAGCGGAAAAGGCAGCGATCATTGCTGTAGGCACGTTGGCTCCACAAGGGTACAACGTCGCTTATGGTGGTGACACTGCCCCATCCAAGAATCCAGAAGTGGCGGCAAAAATTGCCGACAAAGCTACTGGACGCAAGTACTCTGACGTTTCCTCATGGGTTGATGCTTCGACACGACGCTGGAAGGATGCCGATTACCGCAAAAAGGTGTCGGACGGACTGAAAGCGACATGGACTGATGAAAAGCGTGCTGAACGTTCTGAGCAATCAAAGCGAGCATGGCAGGAACGCAAGTCATCTGGTTATGCAATGCCAGAGACGACCAAGCAAAAACTTGCAGCCTATGAGAGAACGCCAGAGACTCGCGCAAAGATGAGCGCGGCTGCCAAGGCTCGCAAACGCACATTGCGTAATGAAGAGACAAAACAGAAAATATCAGGCAAGACTGCAAGCTCTTGGCAAGACCCAGAGGTCAGAGCAAAGCGACTGGCCGCCATGCAACTTGCACGTGAAAAACGCAAACAGGAGAAGGCACCATGCCATTGACCAAAGGTTATTCGAGCAAATCCATCGGCAAGAACATCAAGATGGAAAAGAAAGCAGGCAAGCCCATGAAGCAAGCCGTGGCCATTGCACTCAGCACAGCCGAGAAAGCAGCCAAGGCAGCAGGCAAGCCCAGCAAAGCACCCAAGAAGGCCATGAAATGAAGCCAGGTCTCTACGCCAACATCAACGCCAAGCGCGAACGCATTGCAGCAGGCAGCAAAGAGAAGATGCGTAAACCCGGTGCCAAAGGCGCACCCACAGCCGCAGACTTCAAAGCAGCCGCCAAGACTGCCAAGCCCATGAAGAAAAAGGCCAAGTGATGCAGCCCAAGATTCTCACCCCCAAATACGCCAAGAACCGCAAGCCGGTCAAGGTTCGCAAGCCTTCCAAGCCCATTGACGGCGTAAATCACCGCCTGCTGCGTGAGCAAGCCGAGGCAGCAGCCCAGGCAGAAGCCCAGGCCGTGGAAGTCGTGGATGCAGCTCCAGAAGACGACGCAGCCCCTACCCGTGAAGAGCTGGAGGCCAAGGCCACAGAACTCGGCATCCGCTTCGACGGTCGCACAAAGGACAAAAAGCTGGGACAATTGATCCAGGACAGACTGTCCGCGCCAACTGGAGAATGACAATGGGATGGACCAAGCGCCAATTTATCGAGCAGGCCTTCGACGAGATCGGACTGGCCTCCTACGCCTTTGACCTCGGGCCAGAGCAAATGCAATCTGCCCTCCGGCGCTTGGACACCATGATGGCCGCATGGAATGCCCTCGGCATCCGCCTCGGCTACCCTCTGCCATCCAGCCCCCAGGACAGCGATCTCGACGAGCAAACCAACGTGCCCGACAGCTCTAACGAGGCCATCTACACCAACTTGGCGATCAAGCTCGGCCCGTCCTACGGCAAGCAGGTCATGCCCGACACCAAGGCCACAGCCAAAGAGTCCTACAACACCCTTCTGTCCCGCGCAGCCATGCCCGTGCAGCAACAACTGCCCAGCACCATGCCAGCAGGCGCAGGCAATAAGCCCTGGCGCGTCTACGACAACCCCTTCATCCGTCCGCCCGTCGATCCAGTCCTGGCCGGTCAAGATGGCCCCATCGAATTCAACTGAGGAACCAACATGCCAACCATCAACCAGCTCTCGGGCATCAGCCAGGTCTCTGGCGGCGATCTGCTCCCGGTCTACGTCTCCAACAACGGCGACGCTCGCAAGGTCTCGATCACACAGCTGCTGCAATACTTCCAGCAAGTCTTTGCAGCCCCCACCGTGGCCACCAACCTGTACACCCCAGGCACTGGCTTCAACATCACCGTGCCAACGCCCACCAGCGAACAGCAGTGGATGATCTTGCAGCCTGCCGGAACTCTGGCTGCTGGCACAGTCACCCTGCCATTGAACACTGGCGTGCCAGACGGCACACAGGTGCTGGTCACATCCACCCAGATCATCACCAGTTTCACGCTGGCCCTGAACGGCGCAGCAGCAGCCTTCGGCGCACCCACCACCCTGGCCGCCAATGCCTTCTTCACCATGCGCTTCTACCAGGCCACCAACAGCTGGTATCGCGTCGCCTAAACCATGGCCACCAAAGACACACGCCTTGCCCGTGCCGGGGTTTCGGGCTACAACAAGCCCAAGGCCACGCCATCGCACCCCACTAAAAGCCACGTCGTTGTGGCCAAGTCGGGCGACCAAATCAAGACCATCCGCTTCGGTCAGCAAGGCGTCAAAGGCTCACCCAAAAAAGAGGGCGAGTCAAAAGCGTCCAAGGCCCGGCGCGAATCATTTATGGCCAGACATGCCGAGAACATCGCCAAGGGTAAGATGAGCGCGGCATACTGGGCGGCAAAAGAAAAGTGGTGAGCTGAATGCAAATCCAAATCCTCAACGGCATCTATGCCGACACCACTCCAGAGCTGCGCACGGCCTACCCTGTCAACATGGTTCCAGTGCCCAAGAAGTCAGGGATCAGCAACGGCTTTTTGCGCCCTGGTGACGGTATCGTGTCCAATGGAACAGGCCCAGGCATTGACCGTGGCGGCATCAACTGGAACGGCGTTTGCTATCGGGTTATGGGCACCAAGCTGGTTTCCGTGGCCAGCAACGGAGCTGTGACAGTCTTGGGCTACGTTGGCGGCCCCACCACTGAGCTGGTGACCATGGACTACAGCTTCGAGCTGCTGGCCATTGCATCTGGTGGTCGCCTCTACTTCTGGGATCCGGTTGCAGCCACACTCACGCAGAACACTGACCCAGATCTTGGCGTCGTGTTGGACGTGGCCTGGGTTGACGGTTACTTTATGACCACTGACGGTGAGTTCCTCATCGTCACCGAGCTGACAGACCCCTTGCAGGTAAACCCCCTCAAATACGGCAGCTCCGAGGTGGATCCAGATCCAGTGGTCGCGCTCATAAAGCTGCGAAACGAGATCTACGCCCTCAACAGCAACACCATTGAGGTGTTCGACAACGTAGGCGGCGAGCTATTTCCCTTCGCACGCATTGATGGTGCTCAGATTCAAAAAGGTTGCCTCGGTACGCAGGCCTGCTGCGTCTACTTGGAGCGCCTTGCCTTCTTGGGCGGTGGCCGCAATGAAGCTCCAGGCATCTACATCGGGGCAGCTGCCACCACCCAGAAGATCAGCACACAGGAAATCGACAATCTGCTCCTGACCTACACCGAGGCGCAACTGGTCACCACCAAGCTCGAAGCACGCAACGACAAGAACCACCAGCACCTCTACGTCCACCTGCCAGACCGCACCATCGTCTATGACGCATCGGCATCTGAGGCGCTTGGAGATCAGGTCTGGTTCACCATCACCAGCACCGTGGTCGGCTTCAGCCAATACCGCGCACGCAATCTGGTCTGGTGCTACGACAAGTGGCTGGTGGGCGACCCTCAAAGCAGCGCCATCGGCTACCTGGTGCAAGACACCGGCCACCACTGGGGCCAGCAAGTGCGCTGGGAATTCGGCACGATCATCGCCTACAACGAAGGCAACGGCGCGATCTTCAATCGCCTGGAGCTGGTCAGCTTGACCGGCAGCGTTGCATTGGGCACAAGCCCACAGATCAGCACCAGCTACAGCGTCAACGGCCTGGCATGGAGTCAGGACAAAAGCGTTGCAGTCGGAACCATAGGCGACACTGCCAAGCGTATCGCATGGTTTCAGCAGGGCCACATGCGCAACTGGCGCATCCAGCGTTTCCGTGGTGACAGTGACGCGCACATCTCCTTTATCCACCTTGAGGCACAGATCGAGGCATTGGCATACTGATGGCAACCGCACCTCAATCCCGCAGGCTCAACCTGACCCGCGACCAGCTCGCGGCCTTCCTGACCGACCAGCAACAGATTCGCCAGTTCGAGCTGCTGTTCTCTGCCGTCGATCAGCTCCAGGTCATCGTCGGGACTGATTTCGAGTACCAGGCAGACACAGCAGCGGCCACAGCGAACGAGGCACTGGCCCAGATCAGCAGGATTGCCCAGTCTTTGGAGTTGCTGGCCACAGCACCAGTCATCGAGAACAACAACTCGGTGGTGACTGATTACATCGACCTCAGCGAAAGCCCTGCACCAGTCAACAAAACCAGACGCCTGTCGTGGAACACCACAGACCAGACCGTCAACCTCGGCATGGAGTACGGCGTCATCCAGCAGATCGGCCAAGAAATCTACGCCCGTGTCGGAAACACCACCGGAGTGACCATCCCCAATGGCACAGTCGTTGGCTTTGCAGGTGCAACAGCAAACGCCCTTCTTGTCGCGCCATATCTCGCAGATGGCTCACAGCCAACCCTCTACATCTTGGGCGTGATGACGCACGATCTTCCCGACAGCGGTGAGAAGGGTTACTGCACCACATGGGGCTTTGTGCGCGACTTGGACACCAGCGCGTTTGCCGTTGGTGACCTGCTTTATGCCAGCCCCACCGTGGCCGGAGAGCTGACAAACGTCAAGCCCACAGCCCCAGACAATGTGATCCCATTGGCTTCGTGCGTTACCTCAAACGCAACGACTGGCGTCATCTTCGTGCGCCCCACCATCACGCAGATGCAGTATTACGGCGTGTTCACCAAGACCACAGACCAAACACCTACCGTCATTAACACCGAATACCTGCTCACATTCGACAACACTCAGATCAGCAACGGCGTGACCATTGGCGGAACCGCCAGCCGAATCATCGTGCCAGAGTCCGGCCTCTATCAGTTCGACGTTACCGTGCAACTAACCAGCGGAAGTTCATCGGCAAAAAACATTTGGGTATGGTGGAAGAAGAATGGCACTGCCATTGCAAATAGCGCACGCCTTGTCACATCAGACCTGAACAACGGTTACATTCCCATTGCGCTCAACGAGACCGTCTCTCTTGCCGCCAACGAATACGTCGAGCTGGCATTTGCAGCAGACAGCACTAACGTCACCGTAGACAGCGTGTCAGCCACAGCATTTGCGCCAGCCGCTCCAGCGGTGGTGCTTTCAGTCACTCAAGTTCAACAGTAAGGACAGATCATGACCGTATCCATCAAGGTGCTGATCCCAGCAAAGCAGGCCGAGAGCAGCCAGACCACTCAGTACACAGCAGTGAACTGCAAAGCCATCATCGACAAATTCACGGCCACCAACACCACAGCAGGCAATGTCACGATCAGCGTCAACCTGGTGACCAGTGGCGGAACTGCTGGCGTGTCCAACCTGATTGTTGACACCCGCGCCATCGCACCAGACGAAACCTACACCTTCCCAGAATTGGTTGGCCAAGCTCTGGATTCTGGTGGCTTCATCAGCACTATTGCCAGTGCAGCCACCTCGCTGACAATCCGCGCCTCTGGCCGCGAAATCACTTAAAGGAGAAACAGCATGGACAAATTCATGATGATGCCCAAGGGCTTCATGGGCCTGCCAGTCGAAGAGGAATTCATCAACGCAGCCGAGAACAAGAAGAACACCCAAGTCGTGATCGACGACTGGATGCTCGGCCCAGAAAACCCCAGCAACGAGCCAACAGCCAACAAGGTGTATTGGGTCGCGCTGGGCAAGGCCATGCAGGTCGATGAGAAAGAAGCCCGTCGTCGTCGCTGCTCGAACTGCGAGTACTACGACAACAGCACCATGACCCAAGCCAAAATGGAGCGCATCCCGCGCAACGATTGGGACACCGACGCAGGCTTCCGTGGCTACTGCAACAAATTCGACTTCATCTGCCACGACCTGCGCTCCTGCCAGGCCTGGGAAGAGCGCGAATTCGAGATGGATTGAACACGCCATGCAAATGTGGGACAATCTGGCCGCTGAGTCACCAAAGCCGCCAGCAGCTTGCCCTAAACAGGAGTTGCACATGACTGGTATTGATTGGCTCAAAGAAAACCTGCAAAGGGTTTTCATGCTGCCTGCGCCAGTCGTGGAATGGCTCGTCATGGTCTACGATGCCATTCAGGTGTTTGACGATGTTGCCGACGGCGACACAGTTGAGCGCAAAGACCTGAATGCCGCCATCTGGAACACACTGGTGGGCATCCATCAGAATCCGTTTTTTATTGCCAACAGCCACCACTTGGTGCCATTACTGGCCACCGCGATCATGAAGTGGCAGGCATCAGACACAGCAGAACGTGCAGGCCAAGCTGACGCCAGATCATTCGTTTGGCGAGCTGGTTTCTACGACCTGATCTTGATGGCTGTCTCACTCACACATGGCCCAGGCTTTGCCACAAAAAATGCGCACCTGGTCATGGACTTGTACGGCGAAAAATTTGAAGACTACATGAAGGAGTTCGGCGATGCCTGATCCAGTAACGGCCCTAGTTGTGGGCGGAACACAAGTCGTTGGCGGCATGATGCAAGCCGACGCAGCAGAAGATGCAGCCAACATTCAAGCTGGTGCAGCAGGCCAAGGCATTGCAGAACAGCGTCGCCAATTTGACGCACTGCAAGCCCTGCTCAAACCCTACACAGAGGCAGGCGTCCCAGCACTGGAGCAACAGCAAGCCTTCTTGGGTCTCCGTGGCCCAGAGGCAGAGCAAGCCGCGATTGATCGCATCAGCAGCGGTGCTGGGTTTCAAGAGTCCGTGCGCCAAGGCGAAGAGGCTTTGCTTCAACGTGCCTCGGCCACAGGCGGTTTGCGCGGCGGCAACATCCAGGGCGCACTGGCACAGTTCCGCCCAGCACTGCTCAATCAAGCCCTTGAGCAGCAATACAGCCGACTCGGTGGCATGACCACCCTGGGCCAAAGATCTGCTGCCGGTGTAGGTGCTGCCGGAATGGAAACAGGCACAAACGTGGCCAACCTCTTGGGCCAGCAAGGTGCAGCTCTCGCAGGCGGCGAACTTGGCCAGGCCAAAGCCTACGGCCAGATCTTGAACATGCCAGCACAGTTCCTCGGTATGCAATACGGCGCAGGCGGCAAGGCTGGCATGGGCTTTGGCAATATGTTCAGCGACCGTCGCCTCAAGAAAAACATCAAGCAGATCAGCACACGGCCAGATGGCTTGAACGTCTACGAATTCGATTATGTCTGGGGCGGTGGTCGTCAAATTGGCCTCATGGCCCAAGAAGTCCAGACCATTTACCCTGGTGCTGTTTCCGAGTCCGGCGGCTACTTGATGGTCGACTACAGCAAGGTCTAAAAACATGGCACAGATCAATCCATTCCAAGGCCCAATCAACTACGCAGTCGAAGTGCAAAGCCCATTTGAGGCCGCAATCGGTGGCTTCAAAATTGGCCAAGCCGGTGCTGAGATGCAGGCACAGGCTCAAGCACGCGAGCAAAAGAAGCAATTCCAAACTGGCCTGAGCGATTTTTTCAAGAAAACAGATCGCACCTATGAAGACCTAGAAAAGCTCTTGCCATTTGCTGACAAGCAACAGTTTGATGCTTTGACCAAGGTCGGCGAAGGAATGGAGAAACGCAAACTGGACACGGAAAAGCGTTTTTCTGCACAGACCCTTCTGGCCCTTGAGTCGAATGTTCCAGTCGCCAAGACAATGCTTCAGGAACGCGCTGAGGCTGAGAAAGACCCAAACCAAAAACGTGCATTTGAGGCCATCTTAAACACCATTGATGTTGATCCAACAAAAGCTGCACAAATGCTTGAGTTGACCAGCGCAGCCACCTTTGGCAAAGACTGGTATCAAGGCATCACAGACGCTAGGAAAGAGCGCAGAACCGCAGAGCTGGCCCCAAGTGGATTGATGGAAGCAAAAGCCAAAGCAGATCTGGCTGTTCAAAATGCAGCCAATGCTGTGCTGACAGCAGAAGACGACATTGCCAGAGCCAGAGCTGAACGCCTGCTGAAAGAGGCGGAGGCCAACGCCAAAGGAGTCGAGGCAAGATATGCAGAACAAGTGGCCAAGGATGCCATCAAAAAGCGTGCAGCTGATCTTAACTTGACCACAGCCCAGACAAATCAGGCTTTGGCCACCACACGAAAACTTGGAACAGAGACTCAAAAGATTGCACTCGAACTGGAAGGCCTAAAAGCTACTGGTGGTCTTGACCCAGTAAAGTCATTTGAGCAAGAAGAAAAGCTGCGCAAGGAATTTCAGACACGCACAAAAAATTATGGAGAACTTGGTACCACATTCTCTAATATCCAGTCGTCTGCAAAATCCAACACCGGCGCAGGTGACATTGCTCTCATCACAGGGTTTATGAAGATGCTGGACCCAACCAGTGTTGTGCGTGAAACAGAATTTGCAACAGGACGGGACACAGCAGGCCTTTATGCTCGTCTCGAAAACAATTTACAAAAGGCCCAAAATGGTCAATTTTTACAGCCAAAACAGCGCGACGAATATGTAACATTAGCCAAGCAATATCTTGATTCAGCACAGAAAAAAGCAGCAGAAGACAAGAAGGCGCTTGGCATCGTGGTCAAAAACTACAAGCTCAATCCAGAAAACGTGTTTGGCGCTGAACAAGCACCACCGCCACCATTGCCAACCAGTGCGACAGTTGGTGGGGTAACTTACCCAAGGCCAGCAAGTTTCACTGATGCACAATGGAGCGACTATCTCAAAGCCAACGGGGTGATCCAATGAGTCCTGAAGAATGGCTGAAGCAACAACCACCACAGACGTTCAATGTCCAAACTGGCGAAGGCAGAAATGTTGAGGTTGATGTAAGGTTTCCCACGGCGGAAGAATCAGCCGCGCCAGCGCCACAATCGCGCTCAATGCCAGTGACACCCGGCGTCACTCCTATGTCGCCAGAACAATGGCTTGCCTCACAGCAGCCAGCATCAGAAACCACGGTTAAAGGCCTAGCAGATGCAGCCACCAGGGGCTTGGCACTTCCAGCCGCAGGCGCTGCCCTTGGCGCGGCCATAGGCGCTCCATTCGCAGGCGTTGGCGCAATCCCTGGCGCTGTCGCAGGTGCTGGTGCGGCTACCTTGGCAGGGCTGGTTGCAGATCCGATCGTCGGCTCGATCAACAGCATGTTTGGCACAACCTACACGCTGCCCACCGACGCGCTACAAGACCTGCTCACCCGTGTCGGCGTGTCCGAGCCTAGAACAGCAGCCGAGCGCATCGTCCAGACCACCGCAGCAGGCGCTGGTGCAGCTGGTGGCATGGCCGCAGCAGGCAAAGGTATTGCAACTGCTGCCGATGCCGCACTAGATGTTGGCCGCATCATGGCATCTCGCCAAGGACTTCCATTTGTTGCTGGTGAGGCTTTGCCTGCTGTCAGTGGAGTCGGAAAAATGCTGGCAACTGCCCCAGGCCTTCAAGTGGCAAGCGGTGCATCAGCAGGTGGAGCAGGCCAGATCGCCAAAGAATCTGGCGCTGGGCCACTCGGTCAGATTGCAGCAACCCTCGGCGGCGCAATGCTTCCTGCTGCACCTCAAATGGTTCGTGCAGCAACTCAGGCCACCGCCAGAGCTATCGCACCCAGAGGCGCAGGCATCACGCAGCAGGAAACCTCGGCCTCTGGCATTCCACTGCCTCGCGTTGAGCCAACATTTAAAGAATCGGTGCAAAGCATCAAAGCCACAGTGGGCGAGAAGATCGCACCAGAGGAACAGCGCATTATCAAAAGCCAACTGACCCAAACCCCTGATTCTGTTGACCTGGTGAACGTCCGGCTTTCAGGCACTCAGGTCGTGCCCGACAACGAGGCTGCATCGGCCATCAAGCAAGGTTGGAAAGACGGCACAGTGGCCAGCATCAAGGCGGCCACAGACAAAGACCGCAACGCCATGACCAAGATGCTCAACGTCTTCAAGATGGGCGAGAATAGCGACAAATTCAGGGCCATGAACAGGCCAGCCGACATCCTTGGCGACACCGTGCAAACTCGTGTCGACTTCTTGGCCAACTCCAACCAGCAGGCAGGCAAAGCCATCGACCGCATTGCCAATACTAGGCTGCGCGGCCAGGCCGTCAATTACGATCCGGCGATCAATTCATTCCTGGATGAGCTGGGCGCACTCGGCGTCAAAGTCGAGCTGGATCAAAACGGCGTGGCCAAGGCGCTCTTGCAAGGCTCAGACATCCAAGGCGACAAAGCAGCGCAACGCATCCTGAACACCGTTTTGGAGCGTCTCAGCACAGCCAAAGCCCCAGACGCCTACGGGGTACACACAGCCAAGCGCTTCATCGACACGCAGGTCAACTACGGCAAGAAAAACTTGGCCAACCCGTTGACCTCGCAGGCCGAACGCGCCCTCAAGAATCTACGCCGTAACCTGAACCAATCACTTGGCGAGAAGTTTCCGGTCTACAAAGCAGCCAACGAAAAGTATGCCGACACCATCACGGCGCTCGACGACTTGCAAAGGGCAGCAGGCACACAGATCGACTTCGATTCGCCAAACGCCAACAAAGCCCTTGGAACGGCCATGCGTAAGCTGACCAGCAACTACGGCACACGCGCCAACCTGATCGACTCACTCGACCAGGCCAACCAAGTGGCCAGCAAGTACGGCATGAAGCTGGACGACGACATCGTGAACCAGTTGATTTTCGTGAACGAGCTAGACCGCATGTTCGGAGCTGCTGCCGATACATCACTCAAGGGCCAGATGTCCCAGGCTTTGGAAACTGGAGTGGAAATCGCCAGGGGCAATGCTGCTCAACGAGCCATGGAGCTGGTGGCCGAGAAAGCGCAAAACCTGCGAGGAGTCAACAAGGAAAACGCCATCAAAGCGATGGAAGAGATCCTCAAACGCAAGGCCAACCCATGAAGCCCTCAACGCATTGCCACCCGTGCAGCCTTGAGCGACAATTCACCATCCAGGAGAACCAATAAATGTCCGCACTCTCGATCCAAGTCCCCTTTCCGGTCTTTCAAGGCCGTGATGGGCAGCCACTGGAGAACGGTTACGTCTGGATTGGCGAACCGAATCTTAACCCACAGATCAACCCGGTCGTGGCCTACTTTGACGCAGCCCTTACCATTCCAGCAGCACAGCCATTGCGCACGCTCAACGGCTACATTTCCCGCGCAGGCACACCAGCCCAGATCTATGTAGACGCAGCAAACTACAGCATTCTGGTGCAGGACAGCAAAGGCTCAATGGTCTACAACTTCCCAGACGGAACAGGCATCAGCCCAGACGCTTGTGGGGTTACATACGACCCACCTTTTACTGGTGGAGTTCCTTACCCTGTCTGCGAGAAGTTGGCGGAGTACGTCAGCGTTTTAGACTTCGGCGCTGTTGCTGACGCCACCAGCCCAACAACAGGAACGGACAACGCAGCTGCATTCCAATTAGCGTTCAACACCGGCAAAGACGTTCTGATCCCAGCATCTCCTGCTGGATACGGTTATCGCGTGTCCACTGCAACCATCAGCAAACAAATCCGTGTGTTTGGTGAAGGCATGGATGCCACACGCATCTGGCCGACCGATGGATATTCGTGTTTTATTGTTGCAACCGATAAAGTTGAAGTCAGTGACTTGACGTTCATCGGTAAGACTGGCACAGGTCAAGCCGAGGTTTATGGTGATTGCATCAAGTTTGATGCTGTCACCAACAACCCATCATTTACTCGACAAATTGAAGGTTGTAAGGTTCAGCGTGTGGAGTTTCGCAACCTGAAGATGAACGGCATCAACGTTGCTCAACTTCTGCGTGAAAGCCACATCCGTGAATGCCGTTTCATCGGCATGGGTAACGCTGCCACATCCCGTAGCGGTATTTACATGCGCCAAACACTTGGCACAGCATCAAATAACAACATTCTTTGGATAGACAAAAACGTGTTCTATCGGTTCGACACAGCCGCAATCTGGCTGCGTCGATCCACTCTGATTTCGCCGGTCTACTCTGAGCCGAGCTATGACGGAATCATGATTACGAACAACCTGATTCACGGTCAGCTCCAAGACGAAAATGGTGTGGAGCCGGTGCAACCATCGCCCACCAACCATGTGACCATTGAAGATGGCACACGCACCATGCTTCGGGGCAACATCTTCACCGCAATTCACCCTCAATACGATGGCGTGTATGCCGTCAGCGGTGGTACTGCTTGCAAGAGCATTGACCACAGCAACAACCAGATGTCTGTCAAAGAAGTTGTTGGCGGCGTCACTTACAACCGTGCCACTGGCAATGCCACCGGGCATTTTGTGACAGCGTGGGGCAATGAAGCCATCACCATCACCAACAACACCGTCAACGGAGGCGTTTTTAACAACGACCTCTTGCTGAACAACGGCGATTACACAACAAGCATTGATGTCAATGTTTGCCAAAACGTCACTGAGGCCGGAATCATTCTTACCGACTACACCGGCATTGGAACTTGGGCTGGTGAGATTCAAACCAACAACACCCGCCAAATCACAGATCAGATCGACGCATACGGTGCAATCACAGCTGCCACAACCGTCAAAGCAAACAACGGCTTGTCTGAGTTTTTCGGCAACAGTCAGAATTGGTCCATTTGGCTGAAGTACAACGCAGCCACCAATGGCTGTTTGGTTGGATCGCCCGGTGTAAGTCAGTTTCAGGTATCCACCAACGGTGGAACGCCTCTGTTGATTGTTGACAGCACTACAGCAACCAGACCAGGTGCTGACAACACTTACAAACTCGGAACAGCCTCTTTCCGATGGTCCGAAGTGTTTGCTGGCAACGGCACAATCAACACTTCTGACGAGCGTGAGAAACAAGACATCGCCCTGTTGAACGAAGCCGAGAAGCGATTGGCCCTCGTTCTCAAAGGCTCGATTAAAAAATTCAGGTTCAAGGATTCAGTGGCCTCCAAAGGTGGCGCTGCCCGTACCCACATCGGCGTGGTGGCGCAAGAAGTCAAAGCTGCGTTTGAATCCGAAGGTCTTGACCCATTCGCATACGGCATTCTGTGCTACGACGAGTGGGAAGAAACCCAAGAACCAATCGTTGAGTTGCAAGACTTTATTGACGAGAAAACTGGCGAGACCTCGCAGCGTCATGTCGTGGTCGGCACGAAAACCATCCCTGCTGGCAACAGATACGGCATTCGCTACGAGCAGATGTTCGCCTTCATCATTGGAGCAATGTAATGGCAGCACGATTCTGGGTCGGTGGTTCAGGCACTTGGGACAACTCAAGCACCGCAAACTGGTCTGCTACAACAGGCGGCGCGTCTGGCGCATCTGCTCCAACAACCGCTGACACGGCCACTTTTGACTCTAACTCTGGAACTGCCGCGACCGTTACCGTTGCGTCGACAGCCGCCTCATCAAGCACCACAGTCAACAAATCCGACATCGTTCTGTCTCTGTCGGGCAGCCCAACGCTTTGCACTTCTGCTGGCACTTTGACGCTGACCACTGGAGCGATAAATCTCAATGGCAACACATTGACCATTGGGCGTTTTACTTCAAGCAACAGCAATACTCGATCAATTGCTTTTGGTATTGGGAGCGTTGCGTTAACTGGCAACGCTGCTGCAATTTGGAACGTGCAGATTGCAGATAACTTCACCTACACAGGCACACCGACCGTAAACTGCACCTATTCGGGATCGACAGGCACACGGACAATCTTGCACGGCAACACATCAGGCGGCGTAGAAGCCAACTCGATTTCTTACAACATCTCTGCCGGTACTGACATTTTTACTTTTGCAAATAGTTCCAAAGTAAAAAGTATTGACTTCACGGGTTTTGCTGGAACTACCAATTTGGGCGGCGGCACATTCAACATCTTCGGTGGCTTGAAAGTTTCTAGTGGAATGACATTGCCCACAGGAGCAAGCACGGTTACTTTCTCGGCAACTTCTGGCACTCAGCAGATCACCACGGCTGGAAAAACATTTGATTTTCCTTTGGCGTTCAACGGAAATGGCGGAACATTCGCTTTCCAAGATGCGCTAACCCAAGGATCAACAAGAGCATTTACCATCACCAATGGCACAGTGCAACTCAAGGCCGGAGTCACTAGTACAGCGGGGGCGTTTGCCACCAGCGGCTCGACTCAGAAGTTTTTGCAATCAACATCCGCTGGCGTGCAAGCCACATTGACACAAGCTGGCGGAACAGTCAACGCCAACAATTTAACCATCAAAGACATAAGCGCCATTGGCGGCGCGACCTGGAACGCTTACACCACCAACAGCAACGTGGATGCAGGCAACAACCTGGGATGGGATTTCTCACTCCAGATCGGTCGTTGTATTTATACTCGACGCAAAAACAAACGAATTCTTCCTTAAGGAGTCATCATGGCCACCAACTCGCAAATTTCTTTCACACCACTTGGCAACACCATTGCTGTCGCTGCGGCTGCCACAGCTCCAGCAGGCATCCAAGCCCCAGTGTTTACAAAGTTTGACCCGCAAAGCGCAGGCCAATATCGCTTTGTCAATGGTGGCGTCAACACAGTATTTATTGGCACAGGAGCAACAGCAGCAGAGGCCACAGCCAATGCAGTCGCTCCAGTCGGTGGCACGCCTTCAGAGGCCATCCCACTCTTGCCTGGCGCTGTCGAGATCATTCGCTTCAACAAGGACACCTTCTTCAGCGGATTCGCTTCTGCTGGCACAACCGTCTACATCACGCCCGGCCAGGGCATCTAAATGCTGGAGGCCGAAGTCATGGCGGATGGAGAGATTGATCTGGTCAAGTACGGCGTGCTTTGGCAGAAAGTCCAGGACATGGACAAAAAAATGGAAAAGATGGAACGTAACGTCGAAGAGTTGCTGGCGCTGGCCAACAAAGGGCGCGGCGGCTTCTGGATGGGCATGACCATTGCGTCATCAGTCGGCGCTTTCGTGGCGTGGATTGCTGGTCACATGAAGGCCTAAGCCATGCTGGCTGAGATCGCAGCAGCGAACGCAGCCTTCGCAGTCATCAAAGGTGCGCTGGCGAACGGGAAGGAGTTGCACCAGCTCGGCTCACGGGTCTTCGACTATTTCGACAATGAAGCCAAAATTCAGGAAGCCGTCACAAATAATGGCGGTCGTTCTGACTCGGCAGAGTTTGCAGCTCTAGAACAGCTCAGAGCGCAAAAAGAACATTTGCGCGAGTCGATGGTATATGCCGGGCGTCCCGGAATGTGGGATGATTGGGTGAAATTTCAAGCCGCAGCCGCAAGACGAAGGCGTGAGCAAAAAGAAGCTGCCGCCCGTGAGGCTAAAAGGCGAAAAGAACAACTTGAAAAGATGGCTGAGTACATCGCCATCGGCATGGCGGTCATTGTGCTGGCAGGCCTGATGATCGGCGGTATTGTCATCTACATGAAGCATCTGCGATGAGCGACGACAAGCTGAACGCCAATTCAACACTCGACAAGGTGCTGTCCTATGTGGACTCGCCCTTCAAGCTGTTCGCCATCCTCATCATGGGCGTGGTGGCCTTTGCCGGGTATTTTCTTTGGCAGAACCAGACCTTCATGCTGGATGCTTACAAAGAGTCCAAGAAGCTGCCAGAGATCAACACGGCCAGGGCAGACGAGGCCAGCTCTTTGTTGTTCAAGCACACCGGCGCATCGGTGGTTGCCATCTTCAAGGTGAACCCGTTGTTCAACTCTCGGGTGTTGTATAAAGCATACACAAAAGACGGGCGCGACAAGAGCATTGCGGACATCGACGTCGGCCTGTTCAGCCAGAATTCATCCAACAACAGCGATGTCGTCAAGCTCATGACCAACGAGATACCGTGCGGCGAATACCGCTACGCTCAGTCAGAGGTCGGGCTTTGGTACATCGAGAAGGGCGTGGCCTTCACTTGCAGGGTCAGCGTCCCACCAGACAGCCATCGCTTTGTTGGCCAGATCACAGTCGGATGGCCACAGCCTCCAGAGGACTTGCAGCAGACCAAATTCATGCTGGAGATCGCCAGCACAATGTTGACCAAAAGAGGGAACTGATATGGATTGGCTCAAACAAATTGCACCCACCATCGCCACGGCGCTTGGTGGCCCACTGGCGGGCATGGCAGTCTCGGCCATCTCCAAGGCCGTTGGCGTCGAGCCTGACCAAGTTCAGGACATGATCGCCAACAACAAGCTGTCAGCCGAGCAGATCGCCCAGGTCAAGCTGGCCGAAATTGAGCTCCAAAAGCAGGCGCAGGAACTAGGCCTGAACTTTGCCAAGCTGGAAGTGGAAGACCGCAAGTCAGCGCGTGAGATGCAGGCCACCACTCGGTCAATGATGCCTCCCATCTTGGCTGGCGCTGTGACCGTTGGCTTTTTTGGCATCATGGTGATGATGTTCTTCAACCAGATCGACAGCAACAACCCAGCCATTTTGATGATGCTTGGCAGCCTTGGCACAGCGTGGACCGGCATCATCGCGTATTATTTCGGCTCTAGCGCAGGGTCGCAAGCCAAGACCGATCTTCTTTCAAAAGCAGGGCCAGTGAAATGAATTTAACACCCAACTTCACCCTCGAAGAGCTTACGGCCAGCGAGACCGCCGAGCGCAACGGCTGGGACAACAGCCCCAACGATCAGGAGCTGGCCAACCTCACCAGGCTTGCTGACTTCTTGGAGCAGGTCAAAGTAGTCATGGGCGGCAAGCCCATCATGATCTCGTCAGGCCTTCGCACGAAGAAGGTAAACGATGCCGTGGGCAGCAAGGACACCAGCCAGCACCGCATCGGCTGCGCTGCCGATTTCAAGGTTCCAGGCATGACACCAGACCAAGTGGTGAAGGCCATCGTCGCCAGTGGCATTGGCTACGATCAGGTCATCCGCGAGTTTGACCGCTGGACGCACATCAGCATCCCCAACAGCGAAGACACCAGCCCACGCAAGCAGGCGCTGATTATCGACAAGGCTGGAACCAGGCCTTACGCATAAACGGCAGCGCAGGCCACCAAGAAGGCCAGCCAGAGCATCCCCAGGATGCCCATGACAAACCACAAGGCCACACGCCTGAGCATGTACCGCCACACAGACTGCGGCAACAGCTCAGGCCCGTGCACCTTCTTGCCGATCTTGGCCACACGCAAAGGGCAGTCCCGGCCCTGGTTGCAGTTTCCGAACTCGTCGCAGCAGCTCACGACGACTCCTTGAGCGTGGCCCATGCCACTTGGGCACATCGGGCGCACTGGTAGTGGTACTGGGTGCGATGTGGCGATGGGGTCAACAGCCAGCGGTGTTTACATTGGGTCATGTGTTCCCCCTTGCTCGGATGGCGTTGGCAAGCGATTTGGCAGCAGCAAGCGTTTCAAACATGTGTGCTTCCGCTTCCACGGCCTTTGCACACGCCTCACGCTCTGCCTTGCGCTCCTCTTCCAACCGACCTGCAAAGCACCGTGCAACCCAGTCAATGAAGACCTTGGCGCTCTCCTCTGCGTCACCAGTAAACACCAGTGCAGGGCCGTTGAAGTCCAGCTTGCCGATCTCTTTGCCGTTGTTGTGAAGGCTAATGTTGTAGTTGGGCTTGATGTCACGGAAAGCAAACTGCCCGTAGCCTTGTTCAATTTCATCCATTGTTCTTCTCCTTGAGTTTGGTTTCGACCGCATCTATAAGTGGAAGTGTTCGTGCGTAATGCTCTCGCCTAATTTCTGTGCGCTCCTCATCCGTCAGCCCAACCCATTGCCGCTGTGCTGCGGGTGGGGTGGTGTAGAGGGCATCGAGCGCAGCGGAATATTCGGCGTAGTCGGCATCACTGCTGAGATTGTTCCGCAAGAAGCGATCAACCATGTCGTATGCAACACTCGCCACAGGCTCCTGCACAGGTGCTGCAAGGGCTTGCCACTGTGCTGCGGGTGGGGTGTATCGCTCGCCAGCGGGCTCAAGGGTGTGACCGTTTGCGAGAATGTCGCAAACAATCGTGCGCTCGGGGTCACGCATCTTGCTTTGCCACTGTTGAAGCGCATCGGCGCGGCGCTTGTAAAAGTCCAGCGAACTCAGAGCATCGTCCAACTGCTCTTGAAGCGTCGGCTCCTGCACAGGTGCTGAACGGGCTTGCTTGATGGCGGTGATGGCTTCGTCCAGTTGAAAACATTCATGCGGGTGCAAAAAGTCTCTGTCGTTGTCGCACAAGTCAATGTATTCCAACGCCTCCAGCGCCAAGTCGAGTGCTTCGTCTTTGGTCATGACTGCTCCTCGGTGGCCTTGTGCAGATAGGTCGTCAGGCGCTTGATCTGAGCCTCACGGTACTTGCACATGGACTCAGCGTATTCCCGTGCTGACTGGGCCTCCAGCAGCCTGCGCTTGCAGTCCTCCAACTCGCGCAGTGCCAGCGCTTCAGCACTTGGCGTGGTGTAGGCGTTCTTCATCCAGTGAACAAGTTCTCGAATCATGTCAGCTCCTCTGTGGCCATCTCATCGGCCATCTTTGCCCAATACGCCCTGGTTATCATGTCCAGCAAGATCCCAGCCTGGTCAAACTTGCGCTCGACCAGCATCTTGGCCATGACCATCTTTTCGTTGGTGGTAGCTGCTCCATAAGCCTCGAAGATGTTGAAGCCATCCAGCGGGTCACACGCCTCGCCATGCGTCAGCAGTTCAGCAGCTCGTGCCTCGATTGCAAAGTCCAGGCTCTCGGCCAGATCCTCATCATCCTGACGGCTGTTCATCATCATGGTGTTCATGCAGCTCATGACGACCACCATGCCACCAGCAATCCGGCCATGCCGACACCAATGGCCAAAGCCAAGGCATAACCAGCCACACGCTCCCAAAGCGGCTCTGGGTGGCCATAGGTCTGCACCCAGGTGCAGTCTGCAAAATTACGGGGTGTTGTGTTGTTTTTCATGTCGGTCTCCTGAAAGGTGGGGCCAGTGGCCCCGTTTTTGTTAGACAAAATCAAAGCTGTATTCAGCGCTTGGGGTAACGATCACACCCACGCCAATGTATTCAAATGCTGTTTGAATTTTTGATGCTTCGCGGGGTGTGCATCCAGTGACAAACAATGTTCCATTGAAATATTCCGCTGCTGCCATTGGTGCAGATTGTTTGGCCACATCTTGTGCGTAGATTGCAAATTGTGTGCTGTCCATTGTGTAAGTTGCCATGTCGGTTACTCCGGTTTGGTTTGTTGCGATGACTGAATCATAACATCATTTCCCACAATCTCACACAATTTATTTTATAGGGATAAACCCTTAGATAAGCGTCACCTCAACATCATGCGGCTTGCGCTTTCCCCCCAGCAGCTCATGCAGGCGTTTCTCGGTCAGGCGGTGGCAGCGAATCATGGTGCGTGCAGACAGCACATCCAGCAGCGCGGCGTAATCCTCCAGCACAGCACGCACCGCCTGGATGCCAGCACCGTCCAGCCGGATCGCAGCCCCAGCCAGGTTGCGGCGGCCAGCCATGGCCAGCGCGGTGATCGCATCCATCAGCAGGCCAGAGCTGTCCTCGCACACTTGCATGGTCTCGATCAGGGTCTCCATCAAGTTGACCGCATCCGACACCACCCGCCAGTCGTCAGTCGTTGGGCTCTCGCCTTGCTCCATCGCGGCCAGGCCCTCGTACATCCTTGTCAGCTGGTGCGTGCGGTACTCCAACGGAAGCGGCTCGGTAGGGCTGGCCATCATCTCGTCAAGAATCGTGTAGTGCTTCGGCCTTTGGGCCGGGCGTTTCTTCCCGGCCTTCCTCACACAAACCCCCGCAGGTCGGGTGGCTTCCAACCGGTTGGCTTGCCGATTTTCCCGCCTTCGAGAATCACAGGCTTGCCATCGACCAGCTTGGCGTCGTTCGAGTCCAGCACAGCACGATCGGCCCCAGGCTTGTTTATGCCGGCTAGGTAAGCCACACCATTGCCCGTCACCTCGGTATCGCACAGCGCGTCCAGGGCATCAATCCGCAGGTGCGTTGGGATGTAGACGAACTGCTCACGGCGTTTCAACTTCCCGGCGAACCACTCCAAATCGGTGCGCGTGCGCTCCAGCAACTTGCCGTAACCCTCAGAGTCGCTCCGCAGCGCCCCCAGGAACTCGCAGAACTCCTCCAGATGGCAGCCGATCTGCACAGACAGATTCTCGATTTCAGGCTCTTTGCCGCAGGCCTTCAACCAGCCCTCGGTGCGCTTGTAGTTGCTGGCCTGAACTTCTTCCAGCAAAGCCACAGCAATCTGTCGCGCCACCACAAAAGGCTCGGCCCCTTGCTCCCAGGCTCCCAGCTCGTCGACCATTCGATCGACGGTGATCTCGGCCATGCTTCGCTTGTCGCGCTGCAACAACGACAGCGTTTCCGCCTCGCTTGCGTATGGGTCAGGCTTGGTCATGGTTTTTTCTCCAAAATGATTTTGGACAGCACTTGTTGCGCTTCGTGCATTTGCTCGTGCAGGTAATCAGGCAGTGGGTTTTTTGTGCTGAATGCCCACGACTCCAGCGCGGACAGCAACATCATGGTTTTGAGCGCTTCTTCTTTCGTCATGCTTTCACCTTCTCAGACTGGCGTGCCAGCTCCAGCTTGATGCAATGCAGGATCTGCGCGGCCAAGGTGCGGGTGTTCTCCTCGGCCATCTTCCGCAATTCGATTTCCACATCCGCAGGCAGCCGCAACGTCATGTAGCGGTCTTTGATCTTGTCGGTGGACATCAATCAGTCCCCCCAGCGTTGGAGATCGCCTCCTCGAACATATCCATGGTCGCGCCAGCGCCAGCCAGCTCGATGGCCGTGCCACCAGTGAGCAGGCTCACCAGATCATCCTGGCCAGCCACTTCGATGTCGAAACGGGTCTGGGCGGCGTACTTGATCGCCTGCGCTTGGTTGCTTGCGCGAATCAGGCGGTGCTTGTTGGTCTCCACATCCGTGACCAGGTAAATGCGTGTGCTCATGGTATAAATTTTCCTTCGTTAAAAAAGGCCTGAATCTGCCCTTTTGCAGCCTCAGCACCTTTGCACACTTTAACACAATAACCCACTTCTTCGAGGTATTTGATCCAGTCCTTTTGCTCGGCACTGACCGCCCCACCCTTTGTGCGCTTCATCTCCACCCACAGCCCCCAGGCAGGCACGAACAGATCAGGCACACCAGAGGAAACGCCCTCGGCCTTCAAGCGGCCAGCAGTGGCAGGGCTTCGCGCACCACCGTTCGGGATGGCAAAGATCCGCACCCCTTTGTAAGTCTGGCGAAACCAGCGCACAACCTCGCGCTGCTCCTCATGCTCGGTGGGTATGCGCTCGGCGGTCAAAACGGGATCTCCAGCATCCACTTCGGGCATTCGCCAACAGCCTCGGCAAACTCTGCCGGCGGCTTCATGAAGAATTCAACGCACTGGCCGTCGTGGCCATAGTTCTCGCACGTATGGCAGCAGCGCGGCGGCCCAGCACGATCCCACTCGCGCCACTGGACCAGGAACTCGGGTTCGGGTGGTCTGCTCATTTCAGCCCCCTTTGCATTGCCTTCACCCAGCACCGAGCGCAATGCCACTTCGCACGCAGCTCGACACCGCCCCTAGGCTCCTTGGCCACCTTGCACAGATCACACAAGCGCAGCTTCTGCGCCTTCACCAGTTCGTCAATCATTCCCAGCTCCTTTTCATCACTCTAAAAAATTTCCCGTCCTTGCGATACTCGATCAGCTTCGGCGGCGTGGCGTTGTTCATGTTCTGCACCATGTCGATCATGGCTTGCACTTTCAGACCACCAGGCACAATGCTGGCGCTGTTCGCAATACTCAGCAGCAGTCCCATCGCTCTTTGGCCAGCGTAGCCCTCGTGCATGATCGGCAAGTATTCAGTGATCGGCGGGTCACTCAGCCCCCCGTAATACGTCACCGCCAGCATCTTGATGCCAGATGCTCGGCTCGTATGTTCACGCCAGGCCCAGCTGCTCACTTCCAGCTCTTGCCCCTCCAGCCCCATGATGTCGTCATTGCGCAGCACCATCGCCTTCTTCACAGGCTCGGGGAACTGCTCACCACACGACGGGCAGGTCATCACCGAGATGTGCACCAGCTCCCCACAGTGGTCGCACACCTTCACTGGCGCCTCACCCTCACCATCGCTGCTCGACTTCTTCGGCGGCTGCACGTTCGTGATCGGCCCATGGGTCTCCACCACCCCAGCAAAGTCCAGCACCAGGCAGTGATCGGTGTGGCTCTTGACCCTCATGCCCCTGCCGGCCATCTGCACATAAAGGCTGGCGCTCATGGTGGGGCGCAGCATGGCCACCAGGTCGATGTCGGGATAGTCAAAGCCAGTCGTCAGAACATTGGCATTCGTCAGCGCGCGCAGTCGCCCAGCTTTGAAGTCGGTCAGGATGCGCTCGCGCTCCTTCTTCGGGGTTTCGCCAGTCACACACTCAGCAGCCACCCCCTGCTGGCGCAGGGCTTCGGCCACGTGCTGCGCGTGCTGCACACCAGCACAAAAGAACAGCCAAGCCTTGCGCTCTCCAGCCAGCGCCACCACCTCGCGCACCACAGCCTGATTCTTGTCGTCCGTGTCCAAAGCAGCTTGCAACTCAGATTCGATGAACTCTCCTCCGCGCTTCTTCACGCCAGTAACATCCAGCTTGGCCTTGGTGATCTTCGAGCGCAGCGTGGACAGATACCCCTTGAACACCAACTCCTCGATGCTCACAGGCGTCAGCAGATCATCAAACATCGCAGGCTTGTCAGTTATCAGGCCATGCCCCAAGCGGTACGGCGTGGCCGTCAGGCCAATCACGCGCAGGCTCGGGTTGATCGCTTTCAGCTCGGCCAGCAGCTTGCGATAACCGCCCTCGTCTTTGTGGTTGACCAAGTGGCACTCGTCAATGATCACCAGGTCGATGTGCCCCAGCTCTCGCGCCTTGCTCCGCACCGACTGAATGCCAGCAAACGTGATCGGCTCCCCCAAGTCCTTGCGGCCAATGCTCGCGCTGTAGATCCCCATCGGTGCCCCAGGCCAGTGCTGGCGCATCTTTTCAGCGTTCTGCTCGATCAGCTCCTTCACATGGGTCAGCATCAGCACACGGGTTTCGGGCCAGTTCTGCAAAGCATCCTTGCACAGCGCGGCCACAATGTGCGACTTGCCAGATCCAGTCGGAAGCACCAAGCAGGGATTGCCCAAGCCACCGGCCTCGAACCAGGCATACAGCTGGTCGATGGTGCGCTGTTGGTACTCTCTCAGCATCAGGCCACCACCCTTCCACCAAACTGCTTTCGCATGTCGTGCAGCTGCGTCCAGCCTTTGTCCGCGCAGGCAGCAGCATTGGCCAGCAGCTCACGCGAACTGAACACGCCCTCGATCTCAGGATCTCCATTGGCCACATTCGTGCCATTGATCTCGTACACGGCAGTGTAATCGTCCGGCCCATCCTTGCGCTGCCACGGCACCAGATCAGGGTGCAGCACATGACCCTCGCAGCCGGTACGCTGGGCATCCACCGGGATCACAGAATCCCACTTGGCGCAGTGCCAGGTCGAGTCCGACAACGGGGTCGCCATCGCGCAGGTGCGGCAGTTCACATGCTCGGTCGTCTTGGTGTAGGCACAGAACTGCGACGCATCACAGAACTTGCACTGATACCAGGTCGCAGGGTCAGCACTGATCGGCTCTGGCATCCGGTCACTCAGGGCAATGCGCTGGCCTCGCGCAATAGCAGGCAGCGCCACATCTTTGTCGAACTTCACACGCTCGGTGTGAATCCGGTCATCATCCTTGCAAACGGCCAGGTACAGCGCACGGTCCAAACCAGTCCCGGCCATGTAAACCTGCATCTGCACAAAATGCTCGGGCTTCGACTTCTCCACGCCATCCTTCACCAGAGCATCAAAGGATTTTTTGGAATGGGTCTTGAACTCGGCCACGTGCTTGGTCTTCGGGGCATCAGGCACGCCAGAGTCGATGATCGCGTCCAGAGATCCAGACACATGGCTGCCAAAGTCAACACGGTGCTGGCTCGACACCTTGCGCACATCCATGCCGATCGCACGCAAGTCGCTGATGATCGTGGCCTCCTCATTCTGCCCACGGCGGAACAATCGCAGGATGCGGCCAGGGAAAAACGGCTGCACCGCCCAGCGAAACGACAACCACAGCCAACGGTCGCAAGGGTGGCCCAGCCCACTGGCCCCCATGTGAGGGCGAGGCTCCTCCTTCTTGGCCTCATGCGCTTTGTCAATCAAGGCCTGGATGGTATGCTCTGACTCGGGAATCTTCATGTTGTCTCTCCTTTGAGAATTTGCCCAGGCCTTCAACAGCCTAGGCATTTTTTTTGCTTACTTCTTAGCCCAAGGCGGCGCGGCCTTCGCGGTGGCAGCCTGAGCAGCCTCGGCCTGCTTCACAAAAGGCGGCACAGCAGCGGCAGCCGGTGCAGCACTTCCAGACATAGACTTGAAGCCCTTTACCTCGTTGCTTGCGCCATACTGCGCGTCTTGCTTCACATCCAGCTTGATCGACAGGCTGTTACCAATCAACTGGTCGGTGTCCGTGACCTTGGCCAAGCCGATCGCACGCATGATGTCCCCCAGCTGCTGGCGGCCAATCTCCTCAGCCTTCTGGTTCGGGTTTTTGATGTTCAGGTTGCCAAACACCACACGGCCTTGGTGGGTCGGGCCCGTCACGTCGTAGCGCAGCTTGATGTACTGGCCATTGCCTGCCTTGGTGTCCTTCAGCTCGGCCTGAGTGATCGTCACCGTGTACCAACCAGCTGGCAGCGGGTCAAAGTTTCCACCAGTGCCCTGGGGCAGTTCGTTGACGTCAAATGCTTCGTTGAGAAATGCCATGATATTTACTCCTTGGGAATGATTTTGAAAGATGGGCGGCCAGGCTTGGCCGTAATAGCACCAGCCAAAGGCCCGGTGATCGTTGCGTCGGCAGCTTTCCAGGCCGACATATTCAGTTCAGGCTTCCAGCGGAACAGCTTGGCCAAGTGGTCGCTCAGACCAAACTCGGCGGCCAGCTCCTGCACCTTGTCGCCATCGACCTTGCGATCAATGCGGCCAGAGATCTTGACCACAAAGCCCTCGGGCTCCGCAGTCTCAGTGCCCTCGAAGTTCTCGGCCACAGCCAGCAGCTTGACAATCTGGTCCTCGACCTTGCGGCGCTCGCCCGTGGCTTTTTCTTCCTCGGCCTTATGCAGCATCCACTGGCGCGACAGTTCTTTCAAGTCAGGCTGCATCATGCTTTGCCCCCAATCTTGGCAATGATTGCGCCCAGGTCTGGGGCCTCCCATCCAGACAGCTTGCCCGAGCGATCCTTGGCCAGCCAGAGGCCATCCGAGTCGCACATCAGAGCGCGTTGCGTCACACCCTCAGCATCGCGCTCCACACGCAGCGCCAGCACCTCATCGAAGAAATACGGCAGCGCTTGGCCAGTCTTGTTCCCAGGCATCGATGGCGAATACAACACACGGCCCATCTCGTCCTGTGTTTTCTCCAGCTTAGCGCTCATGTACACATGCTTGCCAGGCAGGTCACGGAAGGCGCGGATGATGTCGGCCATCTGCTCCTGCATCGCACCATAAGCGGCCCGAGGATCTTTGTTCGCCTTCTTCTCAGTGTTCAGGCAGACTTCCGCGATCTCGCTGATCGAGTCCAAGGCCACCGACTGAAAACCCCCAGCTTCTTGGCTGGAAGTCAGCCAGGAATAAGCCTCGCGCAGATCATCCATGCTGGCGATCTCAATGTAAGGCAGGTCAGCATCCTGAATGGACAACAAACCACCCTCAGCACTCAGCACCACCACATTCGGCAAAGTCTTGACCAGCGTTGTCTTGCCAGCCCCTGCTTGCCCATACACCAACAACTTCACACCATTGGCTGTCAAGCCTCCGGTCGTCTTCAAATTGATCGCCATGATTGGCTCTCCTTTTCTTTGTTTGCACCACTGTCAGGGAATCTGTTTGTGGTGTGATCGAATCATAAACCATTTTTTAAGGTAATATCCACACATCGAAAGATTTTTTTTCAACAGGAGAAACCAACATGATGACCCTCGAACAGATACGGGACGCCCTCTCAGACCGAATGCCCATGAAAGTGGCAGAGGCCACCGGAGTGCACTACAACACCATCCGCAAAGTGCGTGATGACCTCAACGCAAACCCCACGCACAAAGTCTTGCAGGCTCTCTCGGACTACCTGGAAAGTCGCAAGGTGGCGCAGCATGGCTGACCTCTCCAAAGTCCTCGGCGGCCCATGGGCTCCGCCACCAGAAAAACTGGTCTCGCCACCAGAAGTGCAGCTGATTGATGCCATCAAAGCAGCAGGCCTTGAACCTCCAGACCACATCGAGATGGACGGCAAGATCCACCGCTTCAAGTCCGGCACAAAAGGTGCACCGGGCATCGACAAGCCGGGCTGGTATTTGGTTTTCGGTGATGGCATCCCTGCCGGCCGGTTCGGTTGCTGGCGCTCAGGCATTGAGGTCACATGGCGTGCAGACGTAGGGCGCAAGCTCACACAGACAGAGGAGATGGCCCACGCCAGACGCCTTAGCGAGTCCAAGGCCATGCGCGATGCAGCTCTGGAGCGTCAACACCAGCTGGCCAGCGACACGGTGGAGAAAATCTGGACCGGCGCACAGGCAGCTTTGCCAGATCACCCCTACTTGGCCAAGAAGGGCATCGGCGTTCATGGCGCCAGGGCCACAGGAGATGGTCGGCTTGTCGTCCCCCTCTACGATCCAGACGGCACAATCTCCAGCCTCCAATACATCGACCACCAAGGAGGCAAGCTCTACCACCCTGGCGGCCAGACCGGGGGCAAGTTCTGGCAGATCGGCACCATGGACGAGCCGGGCACCCTCTACGTGGCCGAAGGCTTCGCAACCGCGGCCACCATCCATGAGACAACAGGCAGGCCAGTCGTGGTGGCCTACAGCGCCAGCAACTTGGTGCCAGTCACAGGCACACTCCGAGAAATGCACGGCGCAACCCAGGACATCGTTATCGTGGCAGACAATGACAGCTCAGGCGTTGGCCAACGCTACGCAGAACAGGCCAGCGCCAAGTTTGGGGCCAGGATGGTCATGCCACCCATCCAAGGCGATGCCAATGATTACGCCCAAGCAGGCAACGACCTGGCCAGCCTCCTCATGCCCTCCCATGATGACTGGCTCATCCCGGCGGATGACTTCTGCTCCCAGCCCTCCCCCATCAGCTGGCTGGTCAAGAAGTGGATCCAGTCCCAGGCCTTGGTCATGGTCCACGGGCCCAGCGGCGGCGGCAAGACCTTTGTCGTGTTGGACTGGTGTCTCAGAATGGCCAGCGGCATCAAGGACTGGTCAGGCCACAAGGTCAGGCCAGGCAATGTGGTGTATCTCGCAGGCGAAGGCCATCACGGTCTGCGCGGCAGGGTCGCAGCCTGGAAGCACCACCACCAAGCAGGCAAGCTCAAGATGTGGCTCTCCAAAGACGGATGCGATCTCAACACCCCCACCGGCTACCTCAAAGTCGTCGAGCAGGTCAGGATGCTCCAAGAGCGCCCCAGCGTCATCGTGGTCGACACCCTGCACCGCTTCCTTCAAGGCGATGAGAACTCAGCCCAGGATGCCAAGACCATGCTAGATGCCTGCAACGCACTCATGATGGAATTCAACTGCTCAGTTATCTTGGTGCACCACACCGGCGTGTCAGACGAAGCCCAGCACCGGGCCAGGGGATCATCAGCATGGCGCGGCGCTCTCGACATCGAGATCAGCATCATCCCAGGCAAAGACGACCAGCCCATGCAAATCGTCCAGCGCAAGTCCAAAGACGCAGAACTTGCCGAGACCGTTTTCGTGGAACTTCACACAGTCGAGATCCCAGGCTGGCGCGATGAAGACGACCAGCAAGTCACAAGCGCAGTGGTTGTGGAGGCCTCAGCACCCGCCCAGGCCAGCAAAAAAGACAGCAAGATCGACACCCACCGCAAGACCTTTGAAAGCGCTTGGTGGGGCACAGGTGCAGAAGTTCGTGAGGGTTTACCCTACATCAGCCGGTCAGCCCTCAAAGACAAACTAGCCTCAGACGGGCGCAAACCCAGAACCATCGAGAATGATCTCAGCCCAGCCTACACAGACAAACTGATCGGCGCCCTCATCCTTTCCGAGATCATCAGCCCCTTTGAACACGGTTGGCTGGTGGTCGATGAAGTCCAATCCAGCGCAATGATGATGCGCAAAGGTGGTCAAGAATGAAGCCCCCTAGCCCCCTGAATCCCCCTCTAGGGTGTTTTAGGGTCAGGGGGCAAAACGCTCGAAAAGCCCCCTCCCTCCCCCTCACACCCTTTAGGGTGAGGGGGCTAGGGGGCATCGAAGCGGCAGATTTTGAAGGTGAAGTTATCCACAATAAAGTGAGCAGGTACTAACATGACAGAACAGACCAACGTCAACGAAATGCTGGCAGGCAGAGAAGCCAGATACGGCAGCTTTGAAGGCCATGCCGAAATCAGCCAGCACCTCAAAGGTGTGATTCTGAAATACGAATCCAAGCGCGGATGCGATCTCGATCCAGACCAACGCGAAGCCCTTGAAATGATCTCCCACAAAATCGCACGAATTCTGAACGGTGATCCAAACTATGCCGACAACTGGATCGACATCGCAGGCTACGCCACCCTGGTGGCAAACAGACTTGAAAAAGAGGACAATGCAGCATGACCACAAAAACCCACTTTCACAAAGGAACAGCCATGAAAGCCATCATTGTCATTGCCATCACTTTGGCCACCACAATCGCACAAGCTCAGACGACCTCACGATGCGTCAAGAACTGGGATGGCAGCGTGACTTGCACTACAACTCGCAATGGGGGGTTTTGATGGCCACAAAGAGAACAAAGCCGGGCAGTGAAGATCGCGCAACGGTCAGCCAGCTGGTGTTGGATGGAATGCGAAGCGGCTTAAGTGCTTTCAAAGCCTGTCAAGCAGCTGGTGTTCCTCAGAGCACTTTTTCCCGCTGGTGCGATGATGATGCTACCCTTGCGGAAAATTACGCGCGTGCGCGTGAGGCGCTGATCGAGAAGATGGCCAACGAGCTGCTGGAGATCGCAGACACCCCTGTTGGCAGCACTGACAGCGGTGCGACCGACTCTGGCGCTGTGCAAAAGCAACGCTTGCAGGTTGACACCCGCAAGTGGCTGCTCTCCAAACTGGCCCCAAAGAAGTTTGGCGACAAAATCGAAGTTTCTGGCGACCCAGCTAACCCATTGGTGCAACGCATTGAGCGAGTGGTCGTGAAGGCATGAGCGTTTTACAACTTCCCACCCCAGAATGGGCCCTGCCTCTTCTGGACCCCAGCCGCTACAAAGGCGCATGGGGTGGCCGAGGCTCCGGCAAGTCCCACATGTTTGCCGAGCTCATGATCGAGGCCCACATCATGGACCAGAAGCGGCGCTCGGTTTGCGTGCGCGAGATCCAGAAGTCACTGAACCAGTCAGTCAAGCGCCTGCTCGAAACCAAGATCGAGGCCATGAATGCCGGGGCTTACTTTGAAGTCCAGGATGCCGTCATCAAGTCCCGCAAGGGCGACGGGGCGATCATCTTCCAGGGTATGCAGAACCACACCGCAGACAGCATCAAGTCGCTGGAGGGTTACGACTGCGCCTGGGTGGAGGAAGCCCAAAGCCTCAGCCAGACCAGCCTTGACCTGCTCCGGCCAACCATCCGAAAGCCAGAGTCCGAGCTCTGGTTTACCTGGAACCCTCGCCTTCACTCCGACCCGGTCGACCACCTGCTCCGTGGCCCAACGCCACCCAAGGACGCCCAGGTCTTGAAGGTCAACTTCACCGACAATCCGTGGTTTCCAGACGTCCTGCGTGACGAAATGGAATACGACAAACGCCGAGACCCAGACAAATACCAGCACGTTTGGATGGGTGGGTATGTCACCAACAGCAATACCAGAGTGTTCAAAAACTGGAAAGTTGAGGAGTTTGAAGCACCACCAGACGCCATCCACAGGCTTGGAGCTGACTGGGGTTTCTCCATCGACCCCACCACCTTGGTGCGCTGCCACATCATTGGCCGCAGCCTCTACATTGATTACGAGGCCTACATGGTCGGCTGCGAGATCGTGAACACCCCAGAGCTGTTCATGACTGTGCCCGAGGCCGAGAAGTGGCCCATCGTGGCCGACTCCGCCAGGCCAGAAACCATCAGCCACATGAAGCGCAACGGCTTTCCCAAGATCATGACCGCGGTCAAAGGTCCAAGATCAGTGGAGGAAGGCATCGAGTTCTTGAAGAACTACGACATCGTGGTTCACCCCCGCTGCATTCACACCATCGACGAACTCACCCTCTACAGCTACAAGACCGACCCCCTCACGGGCAAGATCCTGCCAGTGCTGGAGGACAAGAAAAACCACGTAATTGATGCCCTGCGTTACGCCTGCGAAGCCGTCCGCCGAGCTGGCGCATCCAAACCCGCCATCTTCACCCCTTTGCCAAATGTGAAGAAGTGGTGAGACAATCGCACAAATTGAGGAAATCCCCATGGCCCGAATGAGCAACGACCAACGCCTCGCCAACCTGCACGCAGAAGCCTTGGCGCAGTTTGATGACGTACAGACAGCCCTCCGAGATGAGCGCCTGCAATGCCTCCAGGATCGGCGTTTCTACTCTCTGGCAGGCAGCCAGTGGGAAGGCCCACTCTGGGACTTGTACGAGAACAAGCCCAAGTTCGAGGTCAACAAGATCATGCTCTCGGTGATTCGCATCATCAACGAGTACCGCAATAACCGCATCACGGTGGACTACGTTTCTAAGGATGGCCAGGAAAACGACAAACTAGCCGAGGTCTGCGACGGTCTGTATCGTGCAGACGAGCAGGCATCCGTCGCAGATGAGGCCTACGACAACGCCTTCGAAGAAGCAGTCGGCGGCGGCATCGGGGCATGGCGCCTGCGCACAGTCTACGAAGACGAGGAGAACGACGAGGACGACCGCCAGCGCATCAGGATCGAGCCCATTTTCGACGCTGACAGCTCGGTGTTCTTCGACCTCGGGGCCAAGCGCCAGGACAAGTCCGACGCCAAGTATTGCTACGTCGTCACCAGCATGACGCGCCAGGCCTACAAAGACACCTGGGGTGACGATCCAACCGACTGGCCCAAGATCATTCACCAGTATGAATTCGACTGGTGCACCCCTGATGTTGTCTATGTTGCCGAGTACTACAAGGTCGAGGAAAAGACCGAGACCATCCGCATCTTCCAGAACATCGCAGGCGAGGAAGAACGCTACACCCAGGCAGACTTCGCCAACGACGAGACCCTGGAAGAAACCCTTGCGGCCATCGGCACGGTCGAGATCCGCCAGAAGCGAGTCAAGCGCAAGCGCGTGCACAAATACATCATGTCAGGCGGCAGGGTCTTAGAGGATGCAGGCTACATCGCAGGCAAGTGCATCCCCATCGTGGTCGTGTACGGCAAGCGTTGGTTTGTGGACAATATTGAGCGTTGCATGGGCCATGTTCGCTTGGCCAAAGATGCCCAGCGCCTCAAGAACATGCAGCTGTCGAAGCTTGGCGAGATCAGCGCACTTTCGTCGGTGGAAAAGCCAATACTGACCCCTGAGCAGGTCGCAGGCCACCAGGTCATGTGGTCCGAGGACAACCTCAAGGACTACCCGTATCTGCTTATCAACCCGATCACCGACCAGAACGGCAACCAGGCCGTGTCGGGCCCAGTCGCCTACACCCGCGCCCCCAACATCCCACCGGCCATGGCCGCGCTCTTGCAGATCACCGAAACCGACATGCAAGACATCCTGGGCAACCCAGCCGGGGCCGACAAGATGGTCAGCGGCATGTCAGGCAAAGCCGTGGAGATGATCCAGACTCGCGTGGACATGCAGGCCTTCATCTACATGAGCAACTTTGCCAAGGGCATGAAGCGCTGCGGCGAGATCTGGCTCTCCATGGCCAAAGAGGTCTACATCGAAGACAAGCGCAAGATGAAAACCATAGCCCCCACAGGCGAGGCCGGGATGGTCGAACTCATGCAGCCATCCATTGACCAACAGACTGGCGAAGTCGTCATGCAAAACGACCTCAGCTCTGCCACTTTTGATGTCGTGGCCGAGGTCGGCCCATCCAGCACCAGCAAGCGCGAGGCCACAGTCCGCGCCCTGACAGGGATGCTCCAGATCACAGCAGATCCAGAGACCCAGCAAGTGATTACCGCCATGGCCATGATGAACATGGAGGGCGAGGGCATCGGAGACGCCAATGCCTACTTCCGCAAGAAACTCCTACGCATGGGCGTGGTCAAGCCCACCGACGACGAGGCCCAGGAACTTATGGCCGAAATGCAAGGCCAGCCGCAAGACCCGAACGCGATGTACTTGCAGGCCGCAGCTGAGGAAGCCACAGCCAAAGCAGCCCAGGCTCGAGCCACCACCGTCAAAACCATCGCAGACGCAGAACTCAGCCGGG